ATGAATAAAGGATTAATGAATAAAGTCGCCGTTGTAACAGGCGCAGCGCAAGGTATAGGTCGTGGTATTGCTCTAAGACTGGCTCAGGAAGGTGTACATGTAGCCTTGGTAGATCTGAATGAACAACGACTTAATGAAGTAAAACAGGAAATTGAAAATTTAAAGGTAAAAGCCAGTATTTTTGTTGCTGATATCAGTCAGCGTGATCAGGTGTATGCCAGTATTGAACATGCCGAGCAGTCTTTAGGTGGTTTTGATATTATGATCAATAATGCTGGAATTGCTCAGGTTCAGCCTCTTGATGCAGTGACACCTGAAGAACTGCAAAAAATTAGCGATATTAATATTGGTGGAGTTCTGTGGGGTATTCAGGCCGCAGCTCGAAAATTTAAAGCGCGCCAGCAAAAAGGTAAAATTATTAATGCAGCTTCTATTGCAGGGCATGAAGGTTTTGCCATGTTAGGAGCATATTCGGCAACAAAATTCGCAGTCCGTGCTTTAACTCAGGCCGCAGCCAAGGAATATGCTTCACATGGCATTACGGTAAATGCATATTGTCCGGGAGTAGTGGGCACAGATATGTGGGTAGAAATTGATAAAAGATTCTCTGAAATTACCCATACCCCAATTGGTGAAACATACAAAAAATATGTGAGTGGTATTGCACTAGGGCGTGCACAAACACCTGAAGACGTGGCTGCGCTGGTTGCTTTTTTATCGAGTGAAGATGCCGATTATATTACCGGGCAGGCAATTTTAACAGATGGAGGTATGGTCTACCGCTAGTACAATATACACTGTCTAATTTTTAAAAATGTATAAACATAATCAGGCTTCTACTTAAACACATTAAATAATAAAAGGCCTGAGTACATAGAATATAACACTATCTTATTTGTACTCAGGTCTGTATTTCCTTAAGTTTTTTAAGATATTTTTGTCAAATTCTGCTGTTTATACATAATATTATCCAGCCACTAGTCTATTGAAATACTAAAAGTTATCACTATATATGACCTATAGTTTTTTAAATTTTCGTCTATGTGTGCCAATTTTAAACCTGTTACGCATGTTCAGGTGCATAAACTTCAGTTACCGGATGTTCCTTTCGATTATCTCGAAGAAGTGTATCCAGCCTATGATTTGCCTTTACTATTTAAGTCAGAATATGGCTTGGAATGGCGTAGCGTAATGTTCGGACTGGTGCCAAAGTGGGCTCAGGATAAAAGTTCGGCTAAACGGACCTATAATGCCCGAAATGAAACTTTATTTGAAAAGCCAAGTTTCCAGGAGGCTGCATTTAAAGGTAAGTTTGGAGTTATTCCGGTGACCGAATTTTATGAAGCAAAATATATTGATGGTAAGGCTCAGCGTTGGGGAGTACGTCGCAAAGATGGCCAAGGCTTTTTTATTGCTGCCATTTATGAAATCTGTAAAATCAATGATGAAGTGATTCGCTCAGCCAGCATGATCACGATGGATGCAATTCAACATTGCGCTAGTAAGTAGATGTATTTAAATAATAATTATTGTAGAGATTACCTTCTTACTCACTATCTTACTCACAATTAATTTTGTTGTGAAAAAAGGCCGCTAAATGCGACCTGTTTCTTTTTTCTTATTTTATGCATTTAGCGAACCTATATTACCACCTTCTGTTTTTAGAATACACTCTAAAACATAGCTGTTCAGCCAGTAGTTTTTTCGGCCATCTTTATAAGGTTGCTGAATGCGTCCATCGTTAATCCGAGCATAAAGTTCTTTCTCAGATATATTCATACGGAGAGCAAACTCGCTTGTTGAGATTCGGCGCTCGGTATATGTCAGATCAAATGCAATACCCATCAAACCACCTCCAATCTTTTACCCGCTTCGATTTCAGATTGTGTAGCGTGTCTGTACCATTGAGCCAAACACTCTCTTCGCTTACCATCAACATCTAATGTCAAATAAAGAACGCGACTCTTAAGCTTTGGTTTCAAAACAATCCGAAATACCCGTTTTTCAACTCCCCATGTTCCAGTAACAAAATCACCTTTTTTAAATTCTAGTTGTTCCATTATTTAAACCCTCTTGTAATCTCATTAATCTCATCATCTGTGGCGTGTCGCCAGTGCTCAACATTTAAAATAAGATGGTTAGCATATATAAATGTTTTAGTGATTTTCTTTATCTGCATAGCCCTGAATCCTGAACCATTAGCTCTTGGAAATACCCAATCCCCCACTTCATACTTATTGTGCTGGCGGCGGTATTCGAGAAGGGCTTGTTTTAGTTTTGGCATATAAAAAACACCATTCCAATCCGCACCATCACTTTCACCTAAAAAACCTTTAGCCTTCTCATACCCGCCCAACTGTTCAATCAGATTCATACCACCTCTCCCAAACTCTTCACCACACTAAACCGGTCATTCTTTGCGATGTAGCTGCTCAGCTTGTGATAAATCTGGTCTACATTAGATTTATCCACACCAACTAAAATACATTCACCTTCTTGCCAAGACCGGTAGCCAAAGCTAACAGCAGGCGAATTCTCAACGATATTCAAAAATGATGAATACTGTTGAGGCGTGAGAATTAGATCGAACGGCTTCTCTTTGTACAACTCATCAATAATGAAGTTCGCTACAGCAATGTTTGTTTGTTGAATTTCAGTCATTGGCTGGCTCCTGTGCAATCGCCACAAGCTCATCGTGGATTTTGATTATGCAATCCCTAGATTGGGATACTGTTGTGCCGAAATTATCCTGCATAACCTCTTCAAGTTGATTGTATTGCTTATCGCTCAATGAGGTTGGCACCAAAACAAATCCTTCCGGCACCGCTTTGGCTGCTTGCCATATCTCATGTGACAACTGAACGTATGAACTACGATATTTGCCATTACGAATTTCAAAAACAGATTCAAAAGGACAGTCTTTGTTTTTTAATGACTCAACCATCCCCTTATAAAAATTAGTCTTTGAAAATGCTAATTCAAAAGCTTCATCTTTCTTAATATCCATCACATCACCAATCTTTTATTAAAATAAATAACTGTGCTAAAAATCGGATCTACTTTTTTATTAAAGTAGGTTTATGCGACTTTTAGGCCCTTCTTATCCAACAGCTTTATATAATTCTATTAAAAGTGCTAAACCCATTATCAAAGGGATGCCGATAAGATATGCATACTTAATCTGCAAGCCTGTGTACTGCTTTTCCAGTTCATAAAGTTCAACTGACTTATCACTAATTCTGTAAGACAGGCTTTGAATTTCATAAAAGACCAGAGACGGATTTCCACCTGATTTACGTCGAGCATCAAACTGCTCTTGAAGTTGATCAACTTCGGCTTTCTTTGCCTTGATCTTTTGGCGAAGCTCTTTCATTTTCATGCTGCCACCTCAACTGGACTCAACTCAGCAATGATCTGGTCAACTTTTTGATTAAACCGAATCACTGACTGCTCAAGCCCGGTAATATCTAAATCTTTTGCAAACACACGAATAATTACGAGTTGCAAATGCTCAGGCAGGCGAGGGTCATAACTCACGAAGTCGCACCATTCACGACGAGTACAAGCCAGCTGACTAGTGATTTGAGGGATGTGCTCATCTGGTACTTGCTTAGTCAGCAGTGTGTTCAAATGCGTTGTAGTATCAGGACACTTAACTTCAATTTGACCTTCATCATTAACAAGCCCATCAGGTGAAGCACCGAACATTTCAATGAAAGGGTGGTCAATTAAGCCTGCTCCAACTACAAAGTTACCCGTTTCATTTTCATAAGCCGCTATCGCATGAGGTTCGTGATCGATACCCCATTGCATTGCTGTGTTTGTGAAGATTTCCTTCTGAACGCCAGTTAGGCGCTCAGCTAGAATAGTTAAACCCAATGCATTTAAAGCTTTGCCTTTATTTGGCTTTGCATTTAAATCCTTTACTCGGCTTGCTGTGACTTTGCCACATCGCTCAGAATGCCAGTCATCACTACGCTGGAGAATGTTCATAGGTTTCTCCTTCGCGAGCCAAAGCCTGATCAGCAAATTGTGCGATTTCTTTTAATGAGGCTGAGTGTGTTGTCCACAGCGCTTTCTTAAATTCGCATTTAGGTAAAACTGTATAAGCCTGCTGCAACCGCTCGGTACCGTATTGCGCCTCATTCTTCAGGTGTGGCAAGTGAAGAGTCTCAAACTCTGCATAGCCTTCCTGAGCAGCATCACTTACGGTGCGTTCAGATGGGATGAATTCTGAATGATCATTTAACTCGTCATCTGTATAAACACCAAGAATCACATCAGGGAAGTGCAAACGAGCTAACTTTTTGATAGCCAAATAGGCAATCTGTTGCTTTGGATCATTCGCCCAATTTGGAGAATTTCGTGTGGCACCCACTTGGGCAAATGAAACATCAAGCACACGAGCATTTGTCTCACCCTTAAGCATGACAGACACACGAACTCCTACATCAGCGGCTTTACAACTCTTGCCATCCACCTTTGACCAGTCGCCATACCATTCATAATCTGGACGGCTGGTAATCGGGGCGCGAGCTATGATTACCGCATTAACGAGTTGAGCTTCATAACCCAAATTGCCGTTAACCAAGTGGGTTTTTTGAGCTACAGCAAAAGGATTCATTCCCCATTGCATAGCCTGCATTGTTACGGCTAGACAGTCACCTGAATTTCCCTGCAAGTGCTTTGGCACAGTGATTACCGCTTTGCACATGAACTCCGCAAATGACACCATGTTTTGCATGGATTGTGGATCAAGAACCAGAGCTGATGTTTGAGCATTGTTCATTAAAACAGGTGTTTGTGTATTTACCGGTGCATTCATTTTTTATTCCTTAAAATTTAATTGATACGTGTGCAACCAAGCCCTTATTGATGGCTTGCAAGATTTCTTTGCCTTTTGCCTCGTCAACACCTAGAGCCAGCAAACCTTTTAGAGCTTCATTGCAGATTTTTTTCTTATGCGCTTGATTTGCTTGACGTGCTATTTCTGCTTGACGCTCTGCCTCAGCTTTAGCTGCCTGCTCAGCCTCAATGCGCTTACGTTCATTTTCAGCAGCTTGCACAGCGCGTAATTCAGCAGCTTCTTTTTCAGCCTTTAATCGAGCTTCTCGTTGTTCTGCCTCAGCCTTTTCACGTTGTACACGTTCAGCTTCAAAACGTGCTTTTTCTTCGGCTTCGCGGGTCGCTTTTTCAGCAGCCTCACGGGCAATACGCTCTTCATGTTCACGTTGAAGACGCTCTTGCTCAGCTTTGCGTAAGCGCTCTAGTTCAGCCTGCTCAGCTTCGTATTTTTCGCGCTCTACCAATGCCTTGCGTAGTGTTTCCAATGTTTCAAATTTGGCAATTTTAATTTTTTCCTCATACTCTTCAAACATAGTACCCATTGGTACTTTTTCTAAATAACGAATATTCGAGGCTAAAACCTCCGCATCAACATTAATGTTTTCAGGCAATAAAAAGTCTGTAATCTCTTTTATTGCATTTTCATGCTTTGCCACACGATCCTTTTCGGCCTGCTCCCAAGCGTCACGCGGTGCCAAAATTTCGTTGCGTAGCTCATCAAATTTCTTCACAACCGAAATACGATCATCATCAATGACCTTAATTTGCGCCTTTTGTTCAGCTACCAATTCTTTACCGCACTTTTCAATTAGTGTTTTCGATTTACTAATCTTCATAGCCAGTGAGCCGATAGCATCACGTCCTTTTTTTGTTGTGACATCTGGCACATGAGAGCGCACTTCTTGGGCAATGCGCTCGAATAATTCATTAGTTCCGCCAGCCTTAGAGAAGGCAGCAACTATCACATTCTGTTCTAATATTTGTAATTCGTTTACCGGTGCATTCATATTCTTCTCCTAAAATGGCAAATCGCTTTCAGATGCATTTACGTAGTGAACAATCACTTCTTCTTGCGTTACTTCTTCCACTAGCATCTTGAAATAAGCTAATGCCTCGGCAAGTGTGGTTTCATTTGCAGCAGCAGGGCGACGCACTAAAATATCGACTGCCTCAAGAAGCTTTCTTTTGTGTTGAACTTCCATCACACCGTCTCCTTCTTAAAGTGTTCACACATATTTCGGATAATTTGGTGCAACCATTTTTCTTCTGACTTTGTATGTCGAGAACCCCGTAGAAATAGGTTTACCAAGTGTTCTTGATAACCACGTTCAAACCAGATATCTGTGAAATAACCTTCAATACGATCATGACCGCAGCTTCCGCGATATGCTGTCCAAGCATGGTCATAGCATCTGATTGTGATTTGATATGCCTGCTCGCCATACCACACCAAAAACACATCAATAGTAGTGACATTGTCTTTTGCCGGAATGTGGTGCGTTCTAACTCCTTTAATTTCCATCACACCGTCTCCAATTCCATCCCAAACAGCCCAATCTCCCGCTTCACTTCTTCCAAATTCGTGAAGTAATCAAACTGCTGGGTCGTCAATTCATCAATTGCGATAAACTCATCGTTAAACACACAGTCATCCGGCAGACCACGGTAAGTCTTAACTGTGCACACCTGGTCTGTATCCACCGTACCGTCTTGCAGCACTAAGATGGATAGCGTGACGCGCTGGGTGTGCAAGTCATCAAGCAGCATATACTGCGTGTCCAAGTGAATTTCGATGCGGCCAAAATAGTGAGCTGCAAAATCAGGGTCGTAGTCATGAGTGCTGAACTGCTCGGCAAAAGCGGTTTTGATTTTCATACCCGGCGCTCCTTCAAAATCCCTTCAACCAGCGCGTTATTAATGCGTTCAATCTCAAACTGGTCGATGTAGGCATTCACTTCTTCACCGAGCTGATCTTCAACTGCAATGATTTCCATTTCTTCAATTTCAGCGCCGACAGCCGAGTAACCCACGCCATTTCCATCATCAAAAGTGGAGTACTTGAACTCGACCTTGATTTCGTATTCCTCATCTTCAGTTGCCAATGTTGCAGGGCAGAAGTTAGAGCAGCGTGAATCGATCTTCACAACATGGTATGAAGGAGAAACAATACTGATCTGTTCTTGTTGTTCGACTGCGATAGGCCCGCTTGCATCGGCGTAGTTGCAGCCTGTGATTAACGAAGCTGTAAGCAGGGTAATGAGTTTGGCGTTCATGACTTATCTCCCTGAGCAGGAGGTGGCATCCAGTGGGTTAATTCGTCTTCTTCAAGATACTTGTTAAGCCCATGATCAAACCAAGTTTCATACTCACGTGTTCTGTGGGAAAGCTCACAGAATTCAGAATCTTTGTCGTATGTTGCTTCGGATTCAATAGAAATAAGATCATCTTCCTCATCCCAATCCTTGCGCATAATCTTTACACGGGTTCCAAACTTTGCCGGAACACCAATTTCAACACTAATCCAGTGCTGCTTTACTTCATCATTATTTGCATTCATAATTAATTCACTCACTGTGGGTGGGTCGGGCCTCAAGTTGTTACCGCAACGTTGGGGCTTTTTGTTGTCTGTGAGATAATAATGAACCAAAAGTACATATAAGTAAAGTACCAATAGTACAAATAATTGAACTTTTTGTTCACTGATATGTTTTAATAGACAAAAGAAAACCCATCACAGGGATGGGTTGTTTGGAGTTTATTAAGATGAATATTGAAGATGCAAAGCTTACTTTAACACTTGAGCTATTAAAACAATGCCCCTGCAAGAGCCCCGAAGAAATAAATCAGATAGTCAATAAGCTTATTCAAAATATTATCTCTTAGCTTTCTGGTTTATATGTTCGTCTATAAACGGTGCCAACACATTGAGCATAGAGTTTAAGAAAATACTCCCTTGGGGCTGTATCTCTTATAGTCCCACGATCATATTCCTCATTAGCAATTAACTCCATCAGCTCAAAGGCTACTCTCTCACAGGAATTATCTTTGATTTCAACGGGATTCGTAATACGAGTTTGGTCTGACATTATTTTCTCCACCCGGTCTGTAATGATTGCTGTGCCGGGTTCACAGCTTAGGAATTCTTGTTATGTTAAAGCGACTACTTTATTTCTCTCTTAATATGACTTTGAGCTGCGCCTCGTTTGGATTTTCACTTCAAACAATGGATCGTTACCCCAACCTTGTTTTCACTTTGTATTTCGCAGCGTTTATATTCTCCATCCTGCTTTTGATTGGATTGATCGACGGAATATGTATAAATGAAACCAAGAGTAGTAAGGAAAATAGGGATTAAAACTTCCCACTTTTTTGCAAAGAATCTAATTAGATTTTGTGCAACTCTGGCTGTCCAGTGGTGGCTTGGCGGTCTAATGACTGTGTGAATTTCTTCTATAGGTTCCCAGTGAGATTCACCTGGATCACCGTTGTACCACTTCTTGATTTTTTCTTTTATTGTCATAATTTTAATCTATATAAAATAGGCCGCTGTATGCGGCTTCTTCTTAATTACTGTCTTTATCTTTTGCGGACTCTAATTTTTTTGACCTACTAAACTCTGCCATTTCTTCCATTGTTAGGACAGGTATATATACACTGTCGCCAAACTCTCCCCTTAGCTCCAAAACCTCTTCTTTTGAAAGAGTAAGCTCTTGATTAAGATCAGCAGCTTTATTCAACTTTTCAATTATTTGATTCATTAGTTTGGCTGTAGACATAACTATTCCTTATTAATAACCATCTTCTGGCCTAACTTTCCCTCTTCAACTAATTGAGCAATCTGCTGGCCAGTATAAACAGGTATGAATCGTCCTTTTCCAATTGCCTTGACTAGAATTTCAACTTCAGAAGCAGAGAGGGCTATGCCCTCATTATTTTGTGCAGCTTCTCTTAGTTGCTCGATAATTTTATTAATAGGCAAATCCATGCTCACTCCTTAAGGTTTAACTAAAGCAGACTCTAAACGACCAACAAAATTAATTTCATTGAGCTGCTCATTAGTAATAAATTCATCTGGATAGCGTATCTTGTCCGGATTATCACTAGCCAATCTTACTGTCTTTCCACCAGCGTAACTTACAAAAATTCGTTTCATTCTTAACTCATGATTATGAGTAAAAACATACACACTGCCGTTCTTTAAGAAATCTGGATCTTTATCACCCACGTCAATGAATAAAGGGCTGTCGGGAGCAACTGTAGGCCACATGCTGTATTCATCAGAATAAATAACCCTTAAATTTTCAGGCTTGGCTACGATTCCCAAGTACCTTAAAAGCTCAGGATCCATGTCTAGATAACCGCTAGGATCTTCCAAGAAATTCTCTATACCATCTCCGCAAGATGCCTTTACATGTCTATATACCGGAATCCTTATGCTGAACTTTTTATCTTCAGCAGTTCTAAATCCCATAGGAGATATTTTTATTGAGCCTTGAACTGGAAAGGAGCTAGTTTTTTCCTTTCCTGTTAAAAGCCATTCCACACTTACATCTAACCATTCAGCTAGATCAATAATTTTTTTAGTATCTGGCATAGCTTCACTATTTAGCCATTTACTCGCAGCCTTTGGCGTAATTTTAAAAAATTTTGCAAGCTCAGTAGCTCTTCCTCGAACCGGTAGACCCTTATTAGTTAAGGCTTCATTAAGTCGGGTTGAGAACTCTGCTAAATGATCAGTCATTTGTTAAATACCTAAGAACCATAAGTTCATATTAATACTTGTTGAAAGAAGTATCAGTTCCTGTTAAAGTTGAACCAAAAGTTCACATTAGAGGTTAAAATGAACTTAAAGTCCTGTATCGATGATGCTGGCGGTGTATACAAAGTAGCGGCCTGGATCGGAAAAACACCACGCGCTATGTACAAGTGGATCGAAAAAAACTCATTGCCACGTACTGAATACACCGGACAAACAAACTATTCAGAAATTATTGAAGAAAAAACCCAAGGGAAGGTTTCTAAAGAAACGCTCCTAAAAGTCGGATTACCAAAGTAGGAAACCCTATGAGCAAATTATCAGTTGAATTGTCTGCAAGCGCTAGAAATAGCATCTCACGTGTTATGCGTGTTCTTGCAGGCACTAACAATGCACAAATTGCCGAGTCAATTGGGCTTGATCCCACAACATTCTCACGAATGAAAAATGACAAGAAAAGCAATGGCTTGAGTGATTTTGAGAACACTTGCGCTGCATTGGATGCAATGGGATTAAAAATCGTTCCAAAGAAATACAAGCTGATTCACAAGGAAAAACTTGCAGCCTTATTAGCGATGGCAAAGGGCTATATGGGACGACTTAATTCTGTAGATGATCTTTTTCAAGATGATATTGATGATTTTGGAATCGATATTGAGCTTGGGTACAACGAAATAGAAAAAGCCTGACGGACAAGGTCAGGCTTCATGTAAACAATCGGGATAAGCGAATGAATACGAAACTAAATATACCACACAACACAGACCGGGCAAACAGTTATCACTCTTCTGAGTGTGTTGATCCGATCAACTGTCCAAAGTGTAAAACTTATGTCGAATCTATCCGAGTTACCCCAGGCACTGTACTCGCAGCCTTGGCCCGAATCCGGGGAGGGCAACATGAGTAAATTGCTTATTAATGAACAGCCATTAATGTTTTCTCCTACACTGGCTATTGAGCTCGGAATTGAGTCTGCTGTTTTTCTTCAACAGCTTCATTTCTGGCTATCCGTGTCACGCCATGAGCATGACGGAAAACTGTGGATCTATAACAATACCGATCAATGTATTGAGATGGTTCGCGGAACGATCTCAAAACGCACTATTGAGCGGATCATTTCTAATCTTAAAAAGCGTAATCTCATTATCACCAAGGCGCTTCATTCCAATACATGGAACCGCACTAATTTCTTCACTATTAATTATGAAGAATTGGAGAAACTTGGCGAGCAATACGGCTCAAACGTAACTGCACCAGATACCGCCAAAATGGCGGAATGCAATCCGCCAAAATGGCGTGATCAAAACCGCCAAAATGGCGGAATCGATACTGCCAAAATGGCGGAATCTTTACAGAAGAATACTACAGAAGAAAACAAACAGAATATCTATACAGATATGTTTGAAAAATTCTGGGCAACAGTACCAAGTAAAGATGGTAAGAAGCCAGCAGCATTAGCATTCAAGAAAGCTGTGAAGAGTATTTCTGTTGATGACCTGATCATTGCTTACAAGGCTTATATTCAAGTTTGTGAAGCTCAAAACCGTTTTAAGAAAAATCCTTCTACCTGGTTAAACCAAGAATGCTGGAATGATGAATCTATCCAAGCAGCAATTAGGCAATTAAAAGCACGATCCAAACCTGAACAGCAAACCACTGTTACACCGCCTCCAATGATCCGCAAATCATACAAGGGGGTGAACAATGGATAAGCTGTATTCAATCCCAACAGAGCAAGGCGTTCTATGTTCATTCATGACTTTGTCAGATGGTATAGACCAGCTCATTGAGAAGGCTAAAACCGAATGGTTTTTTGCTCAACGTCATCAGGTCATCTTTACTGCAATCAAGGCAATTCATGACCGTGGTGAAAATATTGATGTGCTGTTAGTCCAGGATGAAATCAATAAGCGTATTGAAGACCGTCAGCAAGTACCTGAAGAGTATCTTCTTGAGCTGATGGGTGCACCTGTAGTGATCAGCACCTTGGAAGAGCATCTGGACAAATTGAAACGCCTATCTGTACGTAGAGCCTATGCAGATGTAGCCCGTCTCATGCAGGGCATGGCAATGGATTTCACGACCAGTGTTGATGACCTCATGACCAAGGCTCAAAACCTTCTGGCTGATGTGAACCATACCGATGATTCAGGAAATCTGCGAAGTGCATTTGAGCTGGTCGGTAATCTCTATGTTGATATTGCAGAAACCATGGAAGCGCGTGCTAAGGGCCAATATATCGAGACGGGTATTCGCACCGGCTTTATCGCCCTGGATAACAAGATCGGCACTTTAGAGCGCGGCAATCTGATCATCATTGGTGCCCGTCCTTCAATGGGTAAAACCACTTTCATTCAGAACATCATGGCAGACATGGCAGTGAATCAGGATCTTTCCGTTCTGTTCATGTCTTGTGAAATGACAGATGAAGAAATCTCCAAGCGTCTTACCAGTGGCCTGAGCGGTATCCCGTTAAGGAAAATTAAAGCCAAGCACATTGAACAGGATGACTGGCCATTGTTCATGCAAGCCAGTGAAGCATTAAAAACTGCAAAACTTTCTGTGAATGACAAATCCAATGCATCACTCAGCGATATTCGTGAATCCGCTCGCCAGCTTAAGTTTAAACATGGCCGGATCGATGCAATTTTTGTCGATTATCTCCAACTCATGAAAAGCCCGGTTAAGTCAGATAACAAAGTTGTTGAGGTGGGTGCCATTTCAATGGGCCTAAAAGCGATTGCTAAGGAGTTTGATTGTGTCGTCATCGCTTTGTCTCAGCTAAGCCGCCAATTGGAAAACAGACCGAATAAACGACCTGTGAATAGTGATCTGCGTGAATCGGGCCAGATTGAGCAGGATGCGGATGTGATTCTCTTTATCTACCGGGATGAGGTCTACAACAAGGACACCAAACAGCCAGGCGTTGCGGAAATCATCGTAGGCAAATGCCGTGATGGTGAAACCGGGACAACTTACTTGGCAACAGATCTGGCAAGAGCATCTTTCTGTGAGCTGGATGTGAAGTATTACGAGAGTATGGGAGGTGGGGTGTGAATAAACGTCAGATTAAAAAACTCAATAAAAAAGCAATGCTGGCATTAATTGATTGCGGTTGGTGTGAATCAAGTGATTTCGATCTTTGGTGTGGTGACTGGATTATGTATGTGCATACCGAAACCCGTGAAGAATCATGGACTGATGAGGCTGAGCCATTTTCATATTTGACCGGTTTGGTTCAGGACACGCTGATTGACTACATTGAAGTCAAGGATGATTCATGGATGGGATTTCATGTTGAGCAGATTTGGAAAGGAAGTCCTTATTTAAGTGTTATTGAGATTTTTTCAATATTTAGGTCCACCTATGGTTTGCGAGTAGGAGGTGGGGTGTGAAGGAATTCAACTTAATGCTCGGTGATTGTCTTGAGCGAATGAAAGAAATCGAAAGCGGTACCGTGGATATGATTCTTTGTGATTTGCCTTACGGTACCACTTGCTGCAGCTGGGATGCTGTTATTCCATTCGAGCCACTTTGGGAGCAATACGAGCGAGTTATCAAGGAAAATGGCGCAATTGTTTTATTTGCAGCACAACCATTCACAGCAGTACTCGCGTGCTCAAATCTAAAACTATTCCGCTATGAGTGGATTTGGGAAAAGCCATCTGCTACAGGCTTTATGAATGCTAAAAAGCAGCCGTTACGAGCTCACGAGAATGTTTTGGTTTTCTATAAGTCGCAACCAACTTATAACCCGCAAAAAACTTATGGCCATGAGCGAAAAACAGCAAAGCGCAAAGACATTGGTTCAGAGCACTATGGGAAGCAATTAAAGATTCAGGCGTATGACTCAACCGAGCGGTACCCGAGATCAGTCCAGCTATTCAGTTCTGACAAGCAAAAACAAGCCTTTCATCCAACTCAAAAACCTGTAGCGCTCTGTGAGCTATTAATCCGCACATACACGAATGAGGGCGAAACAGTGCTGGATAACACAATGGGTAGCGGTACCACTGGCGTGGCTTGTGTAAATACAGGTCGTCATTTCATAGGGATTGAACAAGAAGAAAGATACTTTCAGGTGGCACAAGAGCGAATTGCTTTGGCTGGTGCCGTAAAAGATCGGCAGCCTGATTTGTTTGGAGGTGCGGCATGAGAACAAGCTCACTTAAAAAATTCGAGGATTACTTGCACATTTTGGTCTACATCACTCATGCAGATCATGAGGTGGGTGCGAAGGAACTTGAGGAAGAGGTAACAGAGTTAGCCAGAGGTCAGCTTAATTTAGACCTGAATGCTTTGGTTGAAGCTGAATATCTCATTTCCAACAACAAGCGAAATAACCGGGCCTATAAAGCTACCGAAAAATCAAAACAACTATTTGGAGCCACAGCATGACTAAGCATGACAACGTGAGCCAAGAGGGAATTATGAAAGCGACTGAGTTTGTTAAGAAGTTTGGACTGGATGAGGCTAAAGGGTTAATAGCAAAGCATGAGAAATGCTATATGCCTGATGTTTTTGATATGTGGTCTGATGAATTGCAGGATTTTGTTTTATGCACGAAATACGCATCATTTGATATGAGTGACTTAAAACGCCTTGTCGAGAGTCATGAGCTAGTAAATGAATTTTTCAACTTAGAAGCCCTTGGCTTTGACAAAGCTATCGAGCTTGCAAAGAAGCAGATCGAAGAACTGGAAGACAACGAGACTGTTGAATTTTGGCACCGCTGGGATGATGACCTATCCTGCACTGTCGCCAGAATGAAACAAGCCATCGCAGACGTGGAGGCATGCCAATGAGATCAGTTGAAGAAATGGCATTCGAACTCATTGCTCGTGAAGTGTCGCGAGTAGGGGTTTCATCTGTTGACCCAGAGAAGATTAACCAAGCTTGGGGCATTGCAAAGGATTTTCACCGGAGAGCGAATGAGGCAAGCCGAGGCGTACCAGATGCAATCCTCGAAGCTGAACGCCTTAAGTGCAGCCATATTTGGCGCGATGCAGCGGCAGACGGACCAGCGCGGAATTGTTTGAACTGTGGTCAGACGGAAGTGGGGGAAGGGTGATGAGAGAATTAACTATTGAACAAATGCAGCAGATTGTTAGTGGTGCACCTGAAAATTCACAGGTTGTTATACCTTGCTCAGACGGTGTTATGTATTTCGCTCAAAGAGAAGATGGTAAATGGTTCCGGTATAGCGATGGTTATCAGAAGTGGTTGGAGTATTTCGGGAAATGTGACCCAATGGATTTGGCAATTAAGTTAAGTGATCTTAAAGCTCAAATCGACCAACACTATTACGGTCAAAGTGAAGAAAAAGAGCTTGAGCAATATGCTGACTTAACTGGCATAAAGGAGCTAACTGAATGCCTGCAAACACCGGACTTGTCAGAGGTTCGCAAAGAGGAATTGGCTCAAGACTGGAAGGGTATGGATGGTGCGTGTGCATTTAGTTTGATTGAACGTCATGCAGATAATTGGAAAGAAATTGGCTACATGATGCAGATGTGGCTTGATACCAACCAACAAGACCTAAAAGCCCAGCTCGAATGCTGCCGGAAAGAGAATGCAGTGTTGTTGGGGAAGGTGGGTGAGTTGCAGAACCGATTAAAAGCAGTCTATGCATTAAGTCGAATGAGAGCTTCTGTTATTAGTTCCTGGAAGCGCGAGGAACTTAGTATCAAGGTTCGGAAAGCAATTTCTTATTTAGCTAAGAAGGAAAAAGCTCTGCGAGGTGAGCATGATTAAAGGAACTTGGCAAATTGTGCAGTGGTGTCCTGATCTTGTGACAAGGGAGTGGCTAAATATCGGCGTGGGCTTTCGAGAAGCTGATAAGCAGCATTTTAAATTTTTAAGTGATTTTAAAAAAGTAGAAGCACTCTACAACTCCGACACAAAAAACCATCTGGTTGCTGTGCTTGAATTGGTTAAGGGATTGTTCAGTAAAGGCCATTTTGATTTTTCACATCAAATTAAAATTTTAGAAATTGGATTTCAGCAAGGAATCTCAGTGGAGGAGAATCTAAACCGCTCCTACGAAAGGGTTGTGACATTGCGAGGTGCCAATGAAGACACCTAGAGGCTGGCAAGTGCAATCAAAACCGGTGGCTCGGTCTGCAATAAGACCGAAGCCACGCAAGTCGGTAAGTCCGGGTGAGAAGCTGCTTAGCTCTCATCTGGATATATACAAGATCGAGTACACCAAGGAGTTTAGGTTTCACCCTGAGCGTAGATGGAAAGCGGATTTCAGGATTGATGGATATCCGATTTTGGTTGAAGTGGAAGGTGGTGTGTATAGCAATGGTCGTCATACACGCGGTGAGGGCTATTCATCTGACTGCGAGAAATACAGTACGGCAGCAGTCATGGGCTGGATTGTCATTCGGGGCACAACCGAGCAGGTCAGGAAAGGCTTGGTGATTGAGTGGATCAGGTCAGCAATTGAAAAGTTGAAGGTATAAGGGGAACGGGATGAATGCGGCAGTGACGATTATGCAGACAGTAGATTGGTCAAAATACGATTTGGAAGGCTGGTTAAATCAATTTGGAGCGTGGATGTGCTCAAATACCGGGACTTGCGGTAAAAGCATAAATCCGATTGCTGTCGCTATGGATGAGGCAGTAGTCAAACAAAGAAAGTTTAAACTGGGCGTGAAGAAGACTCGTCAGATTATTGCTGACTATATGATGGAGGATGAAAAGCCAAAACTGTCGAGAGGTGGAGTGGCTTGTCAGATTGATGATAATGAAGCTCGGGCAGTCCAGCGTTTAATTCTAGACATGCAGGGCCAGAGTGAAATCATGGATGAATGGATGGATGCGATTATTTGTCGATACTTCTATGGGAACTCGTGGTCGCAGATGGTGACAAAAGACCGTTCTAAACATGGAGCTGAGCAAGACGTGAAGTGTGGATTGGCTGCATTGCACTGTAGATATAAATTTATTAAATATAAATGATGAAAACTTGACCTTCCGGAAAGCACCTGTTAAATTCGTGATATAGTGGCTGGAAGTGTAAGTAAGTCACTAATATTGATTGAATGCGTAGGTGATACGGTATCCATAATTTGAGTTGCATCCGGCGCACCATCTATTAGATGTGGATGCAGATAGTGCCTTACTAGCAAGCGGCTCTAAACGGACGTGGCACAAGCAAGGCTTCACAACTTGCCAATCAATAATTACGTTTTGGACCGGGGATTCCCAGTCGGCGTTCAAGAAGAAGCTCATCGAAAGGTGGGCTTTTTTTGTGCCCTTAAAAAGACATTTACCCTGCTGAGGAAAACACAATGAAGCGTGAAGGTTGGGGTGGTTAGAGAGGTGTTTGATGGGAAATAAGCCTAAAGATGCTACTCACTTCTTTACCGCTTTGAGCGGTCAAACAAGATTTTTCAAAATTAAAGATGGCAATCTCATGTGCTGGTACGAAGAACTTCAAGAGTGGAAATATCCGGCAGCAGCAAACTACCTAATGAAAAATATTAAGGTGATCAAATGAGCAGCAGAAAAATAAGAGCAGCACTTAAAAAGAAAGGTATCGAGGCAGAAGTACATTGGGAGTATATGTCTGACTGCTACGGTGGTGGTGGAGCATATTTTATCGATATTGATACTGATGTTGAGAATAAGCTATTAGATGCTGACCCCGATTGTGAGCCACAACTTCAGTGCGGTTATGCGGAAACTCTAGAAGAGGCTTTAGAATTTATCGACGAGCTACCATCACTTAAGTAGTTGAGAATGTTATCGTACGATAATTAAGGAGAAAGGAATGCTCCGCTATATAAAACAGTTATTCTGCCTCCATGCGTGGGAGTTCGAGAATGATGTGTTCAGGGTGAAAGAGTGCAGGAAGTGTGGGAAATGCCAACCAGATAGCTAAAAACTATATTTACCGAATAGACTTCTCGGTCTATTCCATTTATGCGATTTTTGATGTAAAAATGCCGGTTCAAATTTGCAGAAAGCAAATTTTCTCCTGGTGAAGCAAATGAAAGAAAATTTAGGCGTAGTTATTTTTTATGCGTTATGTATTCTTGGAGTTATCCTTGAATTGGTGGGGTTATTGAATATTGATGTAATGTTTCTGGTGATTGGGGTTGCATTTTTAATTAGTGCGTTTCTCATAAAGTCGGAATTCAAACTATATGTCACTTTCTGGAAAGAAATCGAATAGCGTTATTTAAGTTTGGTAAGAATATAAAACCGCATTGACTAAAGTTAGTGCGGTTTTTTAATGGGTGATCGATATGTCATGCAAAGGCTCGGCATGATGTCTATACATCATTATAGATAGCTGAAAGGAAATTGAAGAAATAGACTAAAAACAGCTTTAGATTTTAAAACATTTGAACCATATTTTTTTGCTTAATCTTTTGATATAGATATCATTTAATTTGAATTTTGAGAACTGGTAATGGTTTTTACTTATAAAGCTACATTTGAAGAATTAGTCTCCTATATTAATCAGAAGTTAGAGAATAGTAATGGCTCAATAGTAAGACAGGAAGAAAGATACTCAAGTATTGAACCTGGAGCAATTGAAAAGCTTGAAGAGTATTACAGATCTAAAGGTTATGATTTTGATTGGGAAGAAGAGAACAATCTATTTGTCGCTATTATTACTCCCCAATAATTGAGCAATACATTTAGGCCACCTTCGGGTGGTTTTTTAATGGGTATAAGTTATGGATATAGACCAATACAAAGCCCTAACCCGAAAAAAGCCATTAAAAAAGGTACCAAGAGCAAAGCCATTACCTAAGGCAACTGAAAAATATCTCGAAGCCCAAGAAGAACTAGAGCGGATTCTGGATATTTTAGAAATCAAATTTGAAAAATGCTTTCACTTTAAATCTACCAAGCACTGGCGTTTCGACTTTCATTTGATCGAACACAGGATATTAATTGAAATAGCGGGCGGACCTTGGTCTGGTGGACGTAAGGGAAAACTGAGCAATAAGGCTTGGAGCATGGATCGTTATGATCATGCTGAAGAGATGGGTTATAACGTTGTACGTTTGGAATCAGCTAGCCGTTACAAGATCAACGAAGCTGGACCATTGCAAATAGAATCCAGTCATGCTCGCCAATGGCTTAAACACTTAAAGAGGCATTCATTCAATGGAACAGTTCAGACCATTCCCGCCGCCGGATCTGATTGATCAGGCAGAGGAAGAGGAAGCAATCCGGTTGGCACCCGCCGTTGAATTAAAAGAATGGGTTATTAAGAATTGGCTCACTCTCGGTGGTGAATTACATAACCCGGACCATGATCATATCGCTGAGCTGCTTCATGATGATGAAACCTTCTTGGCATTTGCTTGGGCTTCATCTGCGGCAATAGCGAAAAAACGTATGGTACTGGGCCAATGTGAAAAGGTGATGTTTAACCAAGGTGGCTGGAAGAAGGCTAGACAGGAACAGCAGATGCGGGACTGGTTCGGCTATGTACCTGTTTATCTCATTACAGTAGACGCAAGCTTTTGCGAAAACTCTAATGATCGTGAGTTCTGCCGTTTGATTGAGCATGAGCTTTATCACATTGGTGTTGAACGTGATGAGGACGGCGAAATCATTTATAGCGATATGACCGGTTTACCAAAGCATTACCTGGCTGGCCATGATATTGAGGTGTTCTTTGGTGAGACTAAACGCTGGGGAGCTGATGAGTCAGTTAAGCGTTTACTGGAAATTGCGAAGAACGCGCCGTTTGTGTCTGAAAAGAGTATGGCTGCGTGTTGTGGAAACTGTGTGATTGGTTAGAGCTGAAAGGCTCTTTTTTTGCCTGTCTTGTTGGACGTAGCATGACAAAGGGGTATTTATGGCGGCACTTAAAGAGCCTGTAAAAATCTTTATAGTTCAGTCTCTTGCTTGCTTTGAAACACCTCAACAGGTAGCTGATGCTGTCCAACAAAGATTTGGTATAGAGATTGATCGTAGACAATGTGAGGGTTATGACCCTACAAAGTTTTCAGGCAGAAACCTAAGCAAGAAATTGACAGAGCTATTTCATCAAACTCGTCAGGATTTTCGAGAAAATATCGAAGATATAGCAATTGCTAATAAAGCATTTCGTTTAAGGGAACTTCAAAAGATGTATGAGGATTCTGGACGCAATAAGCGCGTAAAGCAGAACCTGTTAAAGCAAGCATTTCAAGAAACAGATGGCCGTGTGACTAAACAGGAAATCACCGGTAAGGACGGCGGCCCGATCCAGCAAGAAACCAAATCAACACATCAATTCACCCCAGATGAGCTCGCTGGACTGTCCGCTCAGGAGCTTTCGCGTTTAGCAATT